CTGACAGCTTATGCTAATGCAGGTCCTGTGATAGGTGGTGGAGCTGGTGGTGGAGCTGGCACTGGAGATATGGCTGAAGCAATATACTCCACAGACGGCAAAATTAAAACTTCAAAAGGCGGCACGGGCAAGGATTCGTCCGCCTGGGATGGCTGCTATCCCAGCCTCGATGCCGGCATATGGAGCTGTGATGACAACGACACACGAATGCAGCGCCTGATCGGTTTGGTGATCGGGACGAACGTGCTGGCTCCGAATGGTGATGGAAGTGGGTTGACTGGTGTCACGAAACCCGGCGACCTTGCTGCCTACGAAACCGCTACCGGCTGTACGCATGATGGAGCTGGGAATATCACGTGTGCCAGCTACACGACGACCAAGGTCAATAACACCGCTTCTCAGCAGCTTCTCTACGGCGACAACGGCACGCAGACCCTTGGCGCAGGCTGGATGGGACCGCACGACACAACAGCCAGAACAGCCAACTATTATGTCAGAATGCCGACTGAAGAACCCACGGATGGTCAAGTGATTGCTGCTGGCACTCCGAGCGAGCATATTGCTGGCGCAACATGGGTTACTCCTATCCGGGCTGGCGTAACTGAAATCACCAAGTACCAGTACCTTCCTGCTGCCTGGTTCGAGGACAATGCAACGTCTCCTCCTGCAGCCGCTGCGGTAATCTCCGGCGAGGAAACCAAGGCGCGGCTCTTTGCCGATAACGAAACGTCCATTGTGCTCTGGCAGGTTGATCCTGAGTGGTCGGCGGGGCTCAAGTTTCGGGTCTACTACTCCCTGGTGGCGAATGGCGAAGCCAACGACACGGCCATTTTTCGACTCAAAGGTTGCACTATCGGCAATAGTGAGGCACTGACCTGCACGGCTGGCGATCCCATTGGGGTAAGTGACGAGATTGGGACCGACGACGAAATCAACGAATTGATGATTACCGGATGGTCTGATGCCGTGACGATCACCAATATTGCCGCGAATGAGTTGGCCAGACTCACATTCTACAGGGGTTCCGACGACGAGGCTGGAGAGCTGAACGTGATCGGCATCGAGATCAAGTACCAGGCGAAAATCAGCGCTGCCAGCGACTACTAGGAGACCACCCATGAAACGACTGCTCATAGCGTTACTGTTGCTGGCCGCTCCCGCCTGGGCCGAGGAACCTGTTCAGCTTGCAAGGATGAACCCGGCTGTGCTCGGCGCGGGGGGGAGTGTGGCTCCAAGCTGTGTTACTCCCGCCCAAGAATGCGGTAGTGGAACAACTGCTGGCGCAAATGTCAACTGGTTTTATTTGGCCTCACCGTTTATCGCTTCTGAATCTGTTACGATATGTTCGGTTGATGTAACCCTAAAAAAGGTTGGTACTCCAGAAGGAACACATAAAGCTGGAATATATACAAACAATGCGGCTGGATGTTCAGGGGTCGATTGTCCTGGGACATTGGTCGGGAGTTGGTCAGATGACTATAATAATTCCGACCTATCAATAGATTATGCTGTGTTGAACAGAACGAAAGCTGCTGGTGGATTAGAGGCATCCGTAACCGCCGATGAAAAATATTGGCTTGTTATGTATTCATCTCTTGGGTCTTTTAACGCAGCTCCTTATCCTCTAGGAGATTTAGCTTGCGGAAACACAGTTCAACAATCAGATAATGGGAACACTTGGACTTCTGCAGCAGTTTATTCATTGAAATTTCAATTCTATAAGTAGAAAAGTAATGTATTGGATAATAATATTTTTCATTCTTTGTTTTCCATTAAATAGTTTCGCAGCTGAAACATATTGGGTGAGCCCAACCGGTGCGGCGGCAGATATGGCTTCTTGCTCTGGGTCTACTCCATTGAGTGGGACCGATGCCTGCACGCGCACAAAGGCAATGGCTTTCGCGCTCCAGCCGGGAGATGTTGTCTATTTCCGGGCCGGAACCTATACGGTCGCCAGTTCCGGCCTCGACTATGAGGGCATAAAGCTAGCCGCGAAGTGTGGAGGTGGATCAGATCCTTGCAATGGTTCTTCCGGCAATCCTATTATTTTTTCGTCATACAACGATGAGGAAGTGATAATTGACGGGGGTGCCTATTCCTACGGTATCGCTCTTACCAGTAGAGACTATGTAAAAATAGACGGCATTACATTCCGAAATATCGCCTCTTGGGGACATGTCAGCGGCAGTGATTATGTGGAGATCACCAACTGTACCTTTGGACCAGCAACGACAGAAGTCTCACAGACTGGGTTAGGCATATCTAATGGTAGCACTCACGCCTGGATTCATGGCAACACGTTTGAGGCTGCATTAAGTCCAAGTGGGGCTTGCGCTGAGGGGTCTGATCTGCTGCGGATTGGGAGTGGCTATGCTATTGGCAAAGTAGATCCAGGGAATAATTATCACACGATTGAAGATAATGTATTTGCTCATGCTGCACATACGAATTTTGATAATTATGGCATGTACAACATCGTCAGAAATAATGTATCACACAATGAGCCGTGGATTACTGGATGCACAACCGGGCAGTCTGGGAAAGAGCCTAAATACGACACTTCCGAAACGTCCCTAGCCCTGGGGACGGGATCAAAATCCCTGACCGTCTCAACAGGGAAAACCTACAGGGCAGGCTCACCTATCGGAATTATCTCCACAGCTTCCCCGCAGAATGCCATGAGCGGAACTGTGTCGAGCTACAACAGCGGAACCGGGGCGCTCGTGGTCAACGTAACGTACTCGACTGGATCAGGGACAATCTCAAGTTGGACCATCTCGAAAGGGAACTACCCGTATTACGAAACCGCATCCTATAACGACAAGTACGGCCATCGAAACTTCCAGGTTTCGGACGATTATGCTAGAGATGGTTTATTCAACCTTTATGAGGGCAATCGTCTCGGGCATGCCTCGAACAACCCCGGCAACGGTGGTCCGATGGGTTTCGATGTGGCTGGGCCTAAGAATCTGGTGCGCTACAATGCGATCTATAACGGCATGAGTGCCGGAATATACTTCAAATATGCACATTCAAGTTTGACGTCTCCGATCACATCCACATCATCTGTAGAAATCGGGGAGGGAGAGAAAACCTTCACTATCGCTTCTGGACTGGTCATTTATGACGGGCAGACATTAAGAATTTGGAACGTAGCAGACAAAACAAAGGCGATGACGGGTACGGTTGCGAGTTACAACGAGGGGACCGGCGAGCTTGTGGCAAACATAACTGCAACTAATGGGTCTGGAACCCTCGACGCATGGCAAGTATTCTGGAATGGGGCATCTGGAGGAATCAATAACCGAATATATAATAATACCCTGTATCACAATGGGGAGGGCTACGACTGGAGAGCGTATGGCAACATGAATGTTGCCTATAGCGGAGTTGGAATATGTCAAGCAAACAGTGCCGGAATCGGTTCAACAAGCAATGTGATTAAGAATAATATCGTCTATGACAATAAGGAAGGGGCTATATGCTCAATAAGACTCTACGATGGAGATAGCACTACCACCCAATGTAGCGCGAGAGATTGGGATACAATTTCAAACAATCTATCGGGTGGCACTGGTGACTTGCCAACAAACGACCCGCTTTTCGTCAACCCTGACTTGACTGATCCGACGAGCACGACCTTGCCAAATCTATCCCTGCAATCCTCATCCCCTGCAATCGACGGCGGAACATTTCTCACTCTTGCCAACGGTGCAGGTGACAACAACGCCACCATACATGTTGACGATGCGCTCTATTTTCAGGACGGCACTTGGGGGTCGTCGCTCTCGAACATCCAGGCCGACTGGATAGCCATCGGCACCGTAACTAACGTGGTCCAGATCAGTTCCATCGACTACCAGACCAATACAATCACCCTGGCCGAGGCCAAGACCTGGGCCGACGATGCACCCATTTGGCTCTACAAGAAGAGCGATGGTGAGCGAGTGCTCTATGGGTCGGCTCCAGACTATGGCGCGTATGAGTACGATCCAGGAGCCGCCCCCCAGGTCACCGGCAGCTTCGGAGGGATTCTGCATTGAGGAAAAAGTGAGGCGCTGAAATCCCTCATCGAGGAGCAGGTGAAATGACCTACTACAGACACTACGATGATTGTGAGACCGTTTCAACGAGTAGTATCAATGTCGGTTGCTCCTTTTGTGGGCGCGATCTGTCGAATTATTATGTAGTGACCTATTTGGATGGGCGGCCGATTTGTGATGAGTGTCTGGCCAAAGTGCAATTGTCGGTACAGTGATCTGGAACTATGGGAAGCAGGTGCAGTGAGCAATCGCTGGCAAATATACTCTGCTGGTCAGACGGACGATGTTTCCGTTATGGAAGTGCCAAGACGGAGCAAGGGGCGACAGATAGTCTTAGGTCAGCATTCAAGGACAGCTACTTCCGTGCGGAAGGTATCTGTGTCGGCAAGATTCGTCACCCGGATGGATGGGTGAGCTATTTGAGCGCCGACAAGCTCACCCGCCAATGGCGGCGGGATTGAGATCGTGGGTCGCCTGCAAGGGGCGTCCCCTGCAAGACTTGATAAGAGGAGTACATGGGATTTGTATGACCAAAATTCTCATATCTGGCTTTCCTAAAACTGGGAAATCAATATTTGCAAATGAACTATCCAATCAGTATAAAAATATTCAGATACTACATACTGATGATTTAATTGAAAATCATAATTGGAAAGATTCGTCAGATATTGTTTCAAATTGGATCTTAGAAAATGAATATATAATAGAAGGAGTAACGGTCATAAGAGGGTTGAGAAAATTAATAACGTCTTATCCACATAAAAGATTTGACGATATTACATTGTACTACTTGACCAAACCAAAAATTGAATTGAATACGAAACAATTTGCAATGGCAAAAGGAATTCAAACAATTTTTATGTCGATTCATGGATTATTAAAAGAGAGAGGATTAAATATCATCTTTCCAAAAGGTGAATGGAATTTACCAGTAATTAAAAAGGAATTTGTAAAAAGACGCTATAGAGTATAGCGTGTATATATAGTCTAATTGTCGGATAAACACTTTCAATGTCGAAAGTTTAATATCCATATTAAGAGATTCTAGTCCATTGTGACGGAAGGATTATAAGATGGAAGTTCAAAATAAGATGTTTGAAGTTGTAGAGAAGAAAGAGATCAACGATGAGGAAAGGTCTATTGTAGCATGGGGATCTCGTCCAGTACTCGATAGAGATATGGAAAAAATAGCCGCCGATGCAAAATGGGAACTTGACAATTTTAAGAAGAATCCTGTTTTGTGTATTTCCCATGATTATTCAAAATTACCTGTTGGCAAGGTACTTTGGACTAAAGTTACTTCAGAAGGATTGCGTTTTAAAGCCCAATTCGCCAAAACTCCTACTGGAGAAGAACTTTGGACATTATACAAAGACGGTATAATGAATGCGTTTTCTATCGGATTTCTTCCATTGAAATATACTGAACCAGACATGGTTAAATCTGGAGAACCAAGGCGTATTTATGAACATCTAGAGTTGTTAGAGATTTCTTGTGTAAGTATTCCTTCATGTCCTGCGGCTATAATGGAAATGTATAATGATGGCAAAATTAAAACAAAAGATTTTTCGGATGTTTTGGCAAAAATAAAGGAGGAATCACATGGGCAAATCGAAGCAGAAGAAAAAGCAATCTCAGAAAACGAAGAAGGAACAGCAGCCAGTGGCGACAGGGAAGAAAAAGAAGTAGTTACTAAACCTGAAACTACTGAGAATTATCATCATATTCCTGTCAGTGAAGGACATGATGGTCATAAGATTCGGACTATCAAGGTTACTGATGGTATTAAAGCCTTGTACTGTGTGGAATGTAAAGAAATAAAAACATATTTATTCGATGTAGATAAATTCACCATGGAAGAAGCTCGTCAGTGGATTCAAGATCACAAGAAGGCTGTTGATACAGCAATGGACATTATTGATAAAGACGAAGAATTTGACGGTCTTGATCTCAAGTTGGTTGATGAATACGAAGAAGTCGATATTAACATTGAATGTGGGAAAGAAGATGAAAAACCATGTGATCAGAAGTCTAAAGAAGACGAAGTAGAGGAAGAAGCTTATAGAGAACCAAAAAAGGAATTTGAAGAAATCCAAATCCCGTTTGGTGAGAGGGTTGTTCCAAAGGAATTTCAAGCTGAGCGTTGGAATAAATCGTTAAGCAAAACTTTTGATATTCAGAATGTTCCAAGTAAGCCTGCCTCATATACCATGCAGATTTATTGTGCTTTTCTTGAGTGCAAGGTGAAGAATGTTTATATGAACGATTTCTTTATCCCTTCTCCATTGCTTGGCTCTTATCTTGCTGGATTTAAGAATAAAACCAATGATTTTACACTGAAAGATGTTCGTGCGTTCTCAAAGTATGAGCAGCTTGAATTTCCTCCTGTATATGAAGTGATTCAGATCAATAGCAAAACTCATGATGATTTTCTGATTGATGGATCTGCTTTTTATGAGATTGATGGGGTTCCTGTGGTTCTAAGTTTCACTCCTGATTGTTATGGACTTCATGCTACGATTTATACATCACGAAAATATATGGATTTCAATAAGGACTTGATGAAATCGGTTCATGAGTGGGTTGAAAAGGAAAATCCTCTCAAAGACGAAAAAATGGGCCTTAACGGTGAGTTTCTCGATATCGATCCTGCTGATGATTGGGATACGATTGTCCTCTCAGATGGCAATTTAAAGGCTGCAAAACATGCTCAGAAACTTATTGATGAAAAAGAAATGGGCTTCGATGGTCGTGGCATGTTGATGCTCGGAAAACCCGGAACCGGAAAAACCAAAGTATCTCGCATACTTATGTCCCAAACCAAACACACTTTCATCTGGGTAAGTTCGAAAGATCTCACAAATACATATTATCCAGAAGATAAAATTGCTCTAGGATTTAAATTGGCAAGGAAGCTTGCACCTTCGATTTTGTGCTTGGAAGACATCGATAATTGGATCAATGGCAAAATCGTTGACATGATGAAAACAGAGCTTGATGGAGTCAAGAAAAACACTGGTGTCATTACTATTATGACAACCAACTCTCCTGAAAAGCTCCCTGATGCTCTGCTTGATCGTCCTGGTCGTTTCAGTGATATTCTCCATTTCGATTCTCCTACAAAAGAACTTCGTCAACAAATGATCGAAAAGTGGATTGGAGAAATCAGTGAAGGAAGTATGAAATCTATCCTTGAAACTACTGAAGGGTACTCAGGCGCATACATGTGGGAACTGATTCAATTTGCTAAAACTATGGCTGAAGATCATGAAATGGCGATTGAAGACGCCCTTGTTGAAAGCTTGGAGAAGCTTATTGGGCAGAAAGATCTTATTGCTCAAATTCGAGGAGAAAAGAAACAAGAGGATAACGAACCTGAAGAGAAAGAAATTGATGTGGAAGACATTGCTATCAAGGCAATGTGTGAAACACTTGAAAAATCAGGCAGAACTATTTCTTCAAGAAATCAACAGAGAATTCGTGAAGCAATCGAAACTTTGAGTTCTTTGATTGACGCTGAAGAAAAAGTTGAAGAAGTAGATATTGAAGTTGAACAAGATAGTATAGACCCAGAAGAGGCTAAATCAGCACTTCAATCTATCGTGAAAGACTTCCTCTCTGAAAGACCAGATGTACAGACTCTTATTGATGAACGTATCAAAAGAGCACAAGGGAGGATGTTCTAATAGTTGGTAGATGTTAGATCGCTGGAGATATTCTTGAGATATTAGGCGATTGGAGACATTACAACGTAAGGTAGTCAAACCCATGGAGATTAGTAGCTAATCTCCTATTTTTATTTAAAAATCAAAGGAGCAACACAAATGAAAATTGAAGAGTTCAAGAGTCTTTTGAGTGACACTGTAAAGCCGATGCTTGAGGAACATGGTAAGGCGTCCGATGAGCGCATTATCGCCCTCATCGATGAGAAAATCGCAAAGGTGTCGGATGAGGTTCAGAAAACCTTTAAGATCGAAACCCACGATAATCGCGTAGACGACAAAAAGGGTGGGTTTAAACACTTTGGTCAGTTTCTTGGTGCTGTGCAGCAGTGTGGTTCGTCTGGTGGGCGCACCGTTTCCAAAGAACTTGCCGAATGGGAAACTATTTCCAAAGCAGCTGGTACTGGCCTGAGTGAAGCCGATGCTAATTATGCCGGTTTCTTGGTGCCTGAAGAGTTTCGTAATCAGCTCATGGTTCTGGTAGAGGAAGAGAATAATCTGCTTCCTCTCTGCGCTAAAATGCCCATGCAGAGCAACATTATCAAGATCCCCTACGTGGATGGCTTTGATAAGTCAGCTGGTCTGGTCTATGGTGGTGTGAAGTGGTACTGGGTTGCTGAAGAGGCTCAGGCTACCGAGACTCGTCCCAAGGTCGATATGCTCCAGATGGAACTTCATACTCTGGTTGGGTTGGCCTTTGCGACCGAGCAGCTGATTGCCGATTCTCCCACTTCTGTTGAAGCTCTTCTGAAACAGGGTTTTCAGAGTGGGTTGAATTACGTTTACAATAACGTGATAATTAGGGGTACTGGTGCAGGTCAACCGTTAGGATTGATTAATGCTCCTTGTGCTGTGACCGTTTCATACGAGACAGGTCAATCGACTACTACACCTATTCTTTTTGAAAACATTGCAAAAATGTATTCAAGATCGACCAATCCTGGAAAGTCTGTGTGGATTGCTAATATTGCATTGCTTCCCTATCTAGCGTCGATGTCATTGTCCGTAGGTACTGGTGGTGTCCCAGTTTGGCTCCCTGCGGGTGGCGCAGCTGGAATGCCTTATGCTACTCTGTTTGGTCGGCCTATTTATTGGAACGACCATTGTAGCGATGTTAATACTACTGGTGATATTGCTTTTGTTGACTGGTCTCAATATTGGATTGGCTCCAAGGCAGGGAACGATATTCCCGACTATGCAACCAGTATTCACTTAAAATTCGACTTAGATGCTCTTGCAAATTAGGCCCTTCATACAGTAATGTATGTCGAAAACCTCGTGAATTGCTGGAAACCCCTAACGTAAAGACGAGGGCAATCAGCAGCCAAGCCCAGAAATGGGAAGGTTCAACGACTAGGCGCAAGCCGTACACTGCAAGCTAATGGCAGTGGAAGCGCGAGGCACCCAGGAATGGGTGATGATATAGTCTGCTCTCTATGGAAACATAGAGCGGCTCGAAAGAGCGGTTTAGATCTTGCGAATCTAGACGAACACATAGGACTTGCAGCAAGCATTCAGATTTTCTATTAGAACTGAGGGACGTCCTGCTTGGAAGACGTATTATACTCCTCCTAAAGCAACTACGACTACCCGTTCTCCGATTGTATTGTTACAGACGAGGACGTAGTAAAAATATTTTCATGAATTTTATGAAAATACGCTATAATAGTTTTGGTGTGGATAGGGCGACGGTCCGAAAACAGAATTTCCGAGTTCTGCCTCCACACCAATTTATTAACTCTCGGAAATGTTATCGGAGACATTTGATGCCACATCCCAGTAGATTAGTAGAAATTAAATGTGCAACGTGTGGAAAAGCAAAGAGTATTCCGTTAAGTCAGTATAATAAATGCAAATCAAAGGTATTCTTTTGTTCTCCAAAATGCAAGGGAATATCGATGAGAAATAAAGTATCGACTGTATGTGAATATTGTGGAAAAGAAATTACTGTTCCAAAAGATAGATTTGAAAAGCGAGAACATATTTTTTGCAGTAAAAAATGCGCCGGTGCTTTTAGTCAAAAGCGTGTAAATGTAAAGTGTGATTATTGTGGAGCAAATATAGAATTAAGGCCGAGTGAAGTGGACTTGTATCAATATCATTTCTGTGATATAAATTGTAGAAGTAAGTGGCAGAGTGAAAATATTGTTGGAGATAAGGTTGGTAGTTGGAATGGTGGTAAATGTCATGCTCTTTATTGTGGATGGTGTGGCAAAGAGATATTGGTAAATGCGTATAGAGTGAATATGTATCAAAATATTTTTTGTGATCAAACATGTAGATCTAATTTTCTATCGGTCAAAAATTCTATGAGTGGAAATCCACGATGGAATGGAGGTACTTCGTTTTTACCATATCCTCCTGAGTTCAATAGTGTTCTAAAACAGCAGATTAGAAAAAGAGACCTAAATCAATGCCAAATGTGTGAAAACGTGTTGCCTGATGGTCTACACATACACCATATTGATTATGACAAAGAACATAACGACTCCTCTAATCTAATATCGCTGTGTTCTTCATGTCATGGCAAAACTCATTCTAATCGAGATTACTGGAAAGAATTCTTTCAAGAGATGATGAAAGAAAGGTTTCCAGATTAATATATTCTTTGCTTTTCCACACGTTGCACTTAACCCTCAATAAATCACTGAAAGGAACATAATCATGCAAGGAGCAATCAGTAAAACGGTAAAAGTAATTCATGTTCAGGGTGCTAAGGACATGAATGGTACGGCTTTGACGGCTGAATGGAT